AAACCATCTTTTCGCGCTTTTCCTTAATATTACGGCGCATCATAATAAATTCGTTGTAGCCCTCCTTGCCTAGCCACCACAGTTCACCCAGAGTGAACATATGCCGGATTTCTTCCTCCATCTGCTGGATCTTGATCTTGGCAGCATAGGTGTCGAATGCTTCAGCAGTCGCTGACTTCTTCCACACCAGTTTCTTGAAGATCGGAGGAGGCTTGTTGGCATTCTCCTCCTCTGTCCTGATCCACTCTTGCAGATCAGCAACAGCACCAGCCCATTTTCCTAACTGACCAAATACATCTTCAGCTTCCCTGCCAATCTCAACTGCTTTTTTAAGACCGTTGAAAACCGCAGTTGCTGTGGCCAGCAGGGTAACTGGATCAAGCATTACCTCACCCAATTATCCCAGGCTGTTTTCATAACCAGCAGAGCAGCGCCGATACCTGCAAGCCACTTCATAAACGCTACAAGCGTTTGAGCGGTTCTCCAGGCTTCTGCAAGGTCTTTGATACTGTCGTTGAGACTGTCAACCTTCTGCTCAAGTTTCTCAACGTGAGCGCGGAGTTGCTCGACTTCGCTCATGCTGTCCTCTTCCACATATAAACCGTAATGTACGGCTGATAGTTGGCATTAGTACCGGACGAACCAGTGCTACCGGTCGTACCAGACACCGAGTGCGTATGATCGCCTGAAGCGTTACCAGTTGCAAAGGTATGCGTATGAGCGCCAGCAGAGTTAATGCCATCAGTAATCGTACCAGTCGAGCCAGGGATTCGACCTTCAAAGAAATACTGGTTGCCGCCAGTTGAAGTGGCGAAAGTGGCAGAGTGTGTATGCGTACCAGCAGAATCAGTCGTTCCTGAATGCGTATGCGTTGCGCTCTGGCCGCTAGATGTCGCGCTAAACGAATGCGTGTGACTGACAACGATTGCATCAGCACTACCACCCGTTTCTTCCGCTGAGTCAAATAGCGGATTAGACGCATTAAATCCAACAGGAACACGGCCAGCACCAAACGCAGTCCATGTGCCAAAACCAAGCAAAGAAGCAGGATTTGTGCTGTTTGTGGCGTTGATGTAGATCGACCCAACGGGGTAAATATTTGCCAGCAATGCAGCAGAAATTGCAGCAGTAACAAACGCAGTCGTTGCGACCGTAGTGTTGTTGGTTCCAGCAACTTGAGTCGCAGCAGTTGGTGACGCAGCAGTCAGATTCCCATCAACGTTTCCAGTGACATTTCCAGTGACATTGCCAGTGACATTGCCAACAAATCCAGCACTGGTAAACCGACCGACAGCAGATCCACCAGCAGCAACACCCAACTCGTTTGCAGTGACTCGATACAAACCAGTGTCTGTATCACCGTTGAACGTCCAAGATGGCGCAGCAGCGGTTCCTGCTGGAGCAATGTAGATGTCTTGAGCGCCAGACTGCCATTCCTTCAGGTCTGACATCAGCGTCCGAATAGCATTGTTGATCCCAGACGGAGCGCAGCCTTCAGCAATGTTAATGCTGTTGATGTCTGTGTTGAGGTCTGGATTAGTGTCGAACTCGCTGATCTTAGTCTTTGCCATGATTACTCCATCTCATCCATGAGACGCTGGAAACTCTGTACGCCAATTGCAATTTTCCGCTTGTCTTTGCCAGCAAGAGCCATTCGCTCAAGCTGCTTAACACCATCAGGACTGGTAATTGCAAGCGCAAGTTTTTCCATGTCCCTGCGATTTAAGATCGAATCAGTAAGACTTGAGATTGATTCAAGAGGCTTGCCAAGTCGTTTGGTAATGCTTTGAGTCGACTCAAACAACTGTTGACGCTCAGCAGTCGGTGAACCGGCTGGAACGCGCTCTGCCTGAGTACGCAATGCACGAATCAGGTTGTCCATCCCATCTCGTGCGTTAGTACCGTATGCAGTCCCAATTGCAGCAAGCAAGTTTTGACGCTGTGTTTCGTTGCCAAACACAGATTCTGCATATCTTGCACCACCACGCAAGTCTCTGCGAGCAGTAGCAGGAATGAGATCAAGCTGACTCTTGAGATAGTTAGCAACAAACTCTTGCGCCAGCATTGGATCTGAAACCTTTAGAGCATTGACGGTATCAGATACTTTTGCAGGAATGATGTTCAATTCTATTGCATTGTTTGCAAAGACTTGACCATACTGCTGTGCTGTATTGCTTGTCTCAGCCAATCTTGCGATTGGGCTTGCTTGAATTGGCTCTTCAATAGCAGTACGAAGATTCCTGTACTGCGTCAAGGCTTGTTGGTATTGACCTCCAAGCGAAGCATCAACAGCGTTTTTAAGATCATCGTATGCTTTATTAAGCACACTTGCCTTTTCACGCTCTCCGCTGATGTTGTACTTATTTGCGCGCTCTCTTAGTTCTTTACGAACAACCTCCAAGAAACCAACAGAAGTCTCTGGCAATCCTTTAGTCTGCTCTTTCCAAACATCAAGACCTTTTACTCGATTGTAAGCAGACCTAACAACCTCGTTTTGCATCAAAGCACTGAAATCTGCTCGTGGAATTGTAAGGCTTTCAATCTGTTGAAATGCTGGGCCACCAATCCTTGAAACTTGACTGCCAGCAGCGCGTTCAGCAGCCTCCGCTGCTCTCTGTACTTCAATGCCCATTGTTTCACGCGCTTGCTGCGGAAACATCTGCTCAATCTGCCTAGCGGTTTGTGCTTCTCGACCAGCAAGAAACTCACCCATGACTGGAGCACCAGTCGGAGATGTTTCAATCTGCCGCTGAATCTGCGGGAGTTTGGTAATACCGCCAGTAATTAAACCGCGAGTCTCTCCAGTTGCTCTCTGCAAAGCCTCAAGCGCAGTAACAGGCGTTGGAGCCTGTTGCATAATCTCTTCAGCAATGGCTTTCTCGGCAGGTGTAACTTGGGCCATCTGTTCAGAGATACGGGCTTGAATTGGGCTTCTGATGGCCATAGGCGCTGCTGCCAAAGGAGCAGCAATACCACCTACTGCGCGAGCCGTAGGCTCTTGTGCAGTGCCTCTAAACGGGATTGCAGCAACTTCCTCACCAACAGCAGAGAGCGCAGCAGGAATGGTTGCGCCAGGAACAGGTGCTGATACAAGGTTTCTAATGAAATTCTGCAAGGTTTGGCCAGGGATGGTTTCTGCCTTGGCCATCGGAACTCCAGCGCGTCTGACGCTTTGCTGGATCTGTTCTGGAGTTGGCGCATAAGACAGGAGATCAAGCCTTTTTGCTTCTTCTGGAACCGTTGGAACAGGAACACCAAGGATTCGCGCAATAAGCGGATCAAGTTTGCTCTCAACAGCACTAACTCCTGCCTTGAACAAACCAGGAAGACCAAGGATTGACGAAACACCCGCGACAATAGGCTCGTTGACCTTTGAAACGATACCTGCGCGCTCTAATCCTTCGCTTTTTAGAACCTGATCAATGTAAGAATCTGTAGCATCTTCATTGAACAATGCAGTCGTTCCATCAGTTAACCTGACTTGCTTTGCCATGACTGTCACCTGTTACGGAAATCGCGCACACCAGGAGTCGTCGTCGTCGCCGGTTGGTTTCTAACAGCAACGGCTTGACGAATTTTGTCCCTAAAATCATCAGTCATCAGTGGCCCAAGCGACTCATCGTACCTAGCCATCTCTTCTTCTGAGTACTTCTGTTGAGCAGCAAGTTTTCTTGCGTAATCAGACAGTTTTGCAGATCTTTGGGCAGAAAGTTTGGCAAATTCTGCCATCATCTCTCGACCTTGTTCTGTCACAGACAGGCTTGGGACAGCTTGCAAGAACGCACTAAATTCAATGTTAGATGTTGCCCCAGATCCTGGGGCACGAACACCAACAGCAGCCCTAGTTGCTAGTGATTGTGCAAGCGCATTCGCATCAGCAAGCTCAGACGAAATACCAAGACGCTGTTGAATATCAGCGGCAAGTTTTACAGTTCCACCGCCACCCATGCCTTTAAGCAGTGTGTTGACTGTGTTAGCCGTGGTTGCAAATTCTCGCGCAGCTTTTGCGGCATCAGAGAAGTCAGCAACACGCTTTAGATCAACTTCTTTGAACAAGGATTCTTGTACTTGTTGCGGAAGATTGACTTGTACTGCCTTCAGTCTTGCTTGATTGGCTGCGTATTGCTCAAACGGAACAGGAGTACCTCCTTGGCTAAGCGTCTCCTGTTTGTAATACTCATAATTTCTGATGTCTGAACTGCTTCTGCCAGATAGCGTCTCTTCCATCTTTGCAAGAGACTCAATGCGTTTGTTGACAGTATCCTCGTCCATCATCCCAGTTCTATAAGACTGGGCAAATTGATTGGCAGCAGCTTTAATTGCAGGGCTTTCAGACTGAGCAAAGAATGCAAACGGATTGTCTTGGCGACCACCACCAAGCATCATCTGCGTTCTACGCAATCCAGGAACTAATTCTGTCACAGCCTTAATAGTTGATAGTGGGTCTTGTGACAGCGATGCAACCCGCTGCAAGGTTTGCATATTCAACAAAGGCTGATCCAGCGTTCCTGCCTCGGCAGATCGAATCAACCCTGCCAACGGATCTTGACCTTGCGCTCCAGTTGTAAGAGCTTGCTGGCGTTCAGTGGTAAACAATTGAGGCACAAGTTCTCGGAATGCTCGCTGCTGCTGTTGCTGGCGCTGCATTTCCTGCATTTTAAGAGCCATTTGCTGGCCCTGGATCTGCTCCGACAGCGCACCCCTGTACGCCTGTTGGCCAGCCTGGAGTCCAGCACCGATAGCCTGACCGATGTTGGTTCGCTGTCGGCTAGGCCCACCGGCTTGCAACAGACCAGCAGCAAGACCTAGCAGACCCTGCTGTCGAGCCTGTTGAAGTGCAATCTGCGACTCATCTCCGAGCAACCCAGAGACATACTGAGGTTGCGGAAACAGTCGATCAAGGATTCCATCCATCATTCACCTCACAGCAGAGACAGTCTGCGCGATTCAATCGGCTCAAGGTCTTGCAGGAATGGCACAGGTGGCAATCCAAACCTGCTTTGCATGGTCATCATCCTGCGATCCATCGGGATAGTGTCGAACATTCCAGCATCGATAGCGCGGATCTGATCGAGTGTGATCGGAACCTGCTGACCAGGACGCAGCGGCATAGCCTGTGCAACCGGAGGTTTAGGTTGCAACGCTCCAGCCAACTGAGCGCCAGCCATGAGGCTTTGCGGAGTCGTTGCTTTGGACATAAATCCAGCCAGAGGTGACGCAGGAGCAGCAGCCAGTTGAGTCTCTAGCGCCATGCCAGGGATGAAAGTTCCTCCAGCAGCAGCACCAGTACCTGCGGCAGTTCCGGCAGCAGTACCAGCAGCACCACCGCCCATGAGAGCAGGAGCAACAGCACCACCACCGAAACCAAGAGTCGCTCCAATGAGCGCGCCTTTGACCGGATCTTTCTTATTAGTGGCAGCACCAGCGACAGCCCCGATAGCGGCAAGAGTTACGGGATCAGCCATGATTACCTCGCAGGAGCCTGTTGCGGTTGATTGAATGCAGACACCAGCGCAGCACCACCAAGCAAACTGGCAGCAGGGTTAGTGTAGGACGGTGCGGCTTGTTGAGCACCTTGCGGAAACCCTGACAAAAATGCGCTGTATTGCGACAGAGCACGATAAGGAGCTTCCTGCTGGAAGTTGTATCGATTGATAGCGTCTTGCAGAACCTGACGCTGATACTGCTCTTGGAGTTGACCGGCTTGCAAAAGCTTCTGAGCACCAGCGTAATCCTGTTCAGCAAGTGCCGGAGCGATATTAGCTGCCTGAAGCTGAATGCCAGCAGCACCCTGAGCAGCACCAGTCAGACCCTGTGCAGCTTGGAGTTGCGTGGACAGACCTTGATACTGGCCCTGGCCGATGCCAGCAGCAGCAGCAAGTTGGTTAATGAGAGCTTGCTGTTGAGCCTGTTGCTGACGGTTAAGAGCTTGCTCTTGGAACTGCCGTTCAGCTTGGTATCCCTGGAAAGCAAGACGCTCACCAAGACCAGACAGGTTGGAAGCAAGAGACTCAGCAGCGCCAGCCTGAAGTTGACCCATCGCAGACGATCCAAACCTGCCAGCGCGAGAGGCTTGCGATGCAATATCTTGGATCTGTGATTGGAATCGCTGCTCAATCGGCCTAGCCGCAGCAGCGAAAGTACCCTGGAGAAATGGATTCATCCCAAGGTATGCGCCACCAGCAGTCTGATCAGCAGCAACTTCACCGGCTCGACCGTAGATGTCCTGATACATACCTGCGGCTTGCGGTTGTGCAGCACCGTAGATGTTCTGGAACATACCAGCACCGGGTGACTGGAAACCAGTCAACCCACCGACAGCCTGTTGAGCCTGGGAAACTAGCGGAGATCCTGCCTGTGCGCGTTCAGCAGCAGACTGAATCGCTTGAGTCGTAAAGTCTGAAGGCCCGACATAGGTTTGACCAGAAAAAAACTGCGGGACAAAACCCGCTCTCATCTCGCCAGTCGTCGGGTCTTTGAACTGCAATTGCCCTGTCTGGAACAGACTCTGAGCGCCACTCAGACCCTGCTCGACAAACGGAACAAGTCTAGGATCAATCCTAGTTTCGGTTACTTCCGGTCTGCTTCTGGAACCCATGTTTCACCTCTGCAATCCATTTGACAGGCTGAAATCCGTATCTGCCTGCTATCTTCGCCCACCCAGGACGATTGCTGTCGAATGAGATTTTACGCGCTCCACCCGCTAGCGCAATCTCATGGGCATGACGGAAACCATCTCCCATCAGAAACTTGCCCCAACCAGCCCAAATGTGCAGAGTGTCACCCATCGGCTGCAAAACTCCAAACCCGACAGGATTTCCGTCCTCTACCATCAACCAGAGCATCGACCGACCCTCGAAACAGTCAGCATAGATGTCTTCCGGTATCCACTGATCCCTGCTTGCCCTCTTGACCTCCAGCAGTCCTGGCCGTACAAATTCCCACACTTCCCGCAACTTCTGCGGCTCTACAAACACTCTAACCGAGAACGACATATCGATACGTCTTATCCGCAGTCGAGTTGGCAAAGTGATTAACTGTGCATTCGCCTTGCAACTGATTGGATGCGTAAATGTCAGATGAGGACGATTCGTCTACCTTGTTGATCGTGACGATTGCGCTTGGTGTTGTCGGTCGAGTCGGATTCGTTTGCGCTGCAAGCTGTTCTAGACTTACATCCGTCGAAGTAGTAGACCACATCAACTGAACATAATCACCTGCTGCCATTTCCAAGTAAAAATTTAGAGCAGCAATCAAATGCCCATCCGTACCACCATGAGAATTAGGCACTGAAAACTTACTGTTTGATCCAGCAATATCCGTACCGTTTTTCCTGAACCAAACGTCTACATCTTGGATCGCCACATTAGTGTTGGCAAACTGGAACGAAAACTGAATGTTGTACACACCAGCAGATCGGACAGTAATCTGAGAACTGCTGACAATAGCAACACCAACAGCGTAATCCGTCGTGTTGAGCGTAACGGCATAAGCAGCAGTGGTGCTGGCAGCGGTCTGATCTGTGGTGTCCTGAAATGCCCCGTAGGGGACTGCATCTGCTATGGCAGCAGCAGAGGATGGGACAAACAAAATAATGCTGTCAGGGCTGATCCTAGCGTCGTACAGGGTCGTTGTCGTAGCGTTCCCAGTTGCCAGAGTCACCAACCCAACAGAGTTGACTTTGCCATCCAGAACTCGATTGACAACTTCAGCAACCTCTCGCTGACTACCACCCTGCTGCGGCAACCTGCGAAACATCAGCGCCCACCAACAGGAACGATGTCCACATCAACACCAACCGCAGTGTCGTAGTTCCCGGTCGGAGTGATCGACAGACGATGATAGTTTCCACGCGATCTCAGGCTCACCCTGTTCTCGCTGTCAGCAGCAACCGCAGCAGAGTAGCTGATAGCCCCGTCAAGCCGTTTTCTGGATGAGACTGATACGGTGGCACTACCGTTGTCAATCTGTGGCCTAGCAAGCCTTATAAGCGTTTCCTGGCCTTCTACGGTGATGTCGCCTGTGTTGATCGTTCCGGTGAGATCAGTTCCAGCAAAGGTCACAATCCTAGCCCCGGATACACCACCCAAGATCAGTTTGCCACCAGTCCACAAACGCGAGTCCAGAGAGGCTGGCAACGCATCTAAACTAGCTGAGATGTTGTCCAACTGTTCCAGAGTTGTGGACGCAGTCGCAATGCTGGAAATGTAGTCAGCACCAGAGTCACCGTGTGACCAACGATCTGTTGACCAGTTGTAGATCAGGAGCTTCTGGACGTTGAAAATGTCCCGGAAGCACCACAGAACCAGTTTGTTGACCGGATCTACAGCAGCACTCATCTTGCTGAACTGAGATGGATCTGCGTTAGCGTAAAACCACCTATCAACCCTCTCTGCTCCGATAGGCTTGACCTGCTGACCATCGGTCATAAAGAACCCGTCATCGCTCAGGAAGAACGTCATCGGGCCATATTGAGCAATCGACCGAGACTCGTAACAGCCTACGTTTCGAGCAATGTTGTCGAACTGGAAGAACAACGGTGCGCCGATGTAGGTCATGCGATACAGACCACGTTCCATCAGCACGACACCAAACTCACCTCCGGTGATACCGCGAATCTCACCACCGTCAGGAATGTCCTGCGTGTCGGATTGGCTGGCAGCACCAGGAGTCCAGTCGGTTTCATCATTTATGTCCGACCAGAGTACACGGTTAGGATAAGTTGCGGTTTTGCCAGCGACAACAAAGTCCCGCACAACGGTCACAAACGATGCAGTAGGAGCAGCAGCAGCAAGGTCAGCAAACCTTGTGCTGGATGCCATGTTCCATGCTTGGAGTTTGTCAACACCGTTGGACGCAATCACCTGAGATCCAAACTGAGTGAACTGCCAAAAGTCAGTTGTGGAGTAAGCAGTCGGAGTCCTGGAAACATCATCCAGATCAGCGTCAGCAGGATCGAACTTGAACAGTTTGCCAGCACCAGCAGCAAACAGCGTGGTAGCGCCAGCCCATCGGCCAGGAAACACCGTCAGCAGATTCTCACTAGCAGCATCAGACAGGTTAGCTGTTCCATTCAGCGATCCATACCCTGATGCTGTAGGAAGCACATTCTTGGCCTCTGTCAGGTTTCCTGCAACACCAGGACGGTCAGGCGTCCATTGACCAAACACCACTCTCATTGTGTCGTCCAAGTATTCGATCCGGTTGCCTTTGGCGTCCAGACATCAGAGCCAGGAACAACATCCGTCCACACATTAGCCTCATCATCAGGGTTGCTCCACACACCAGTGAGTGTAACAGTCCCGACAGAAGTTGTCGCTTGCAAACCAGTGACATATAGATAATTGTTGCTCTCTAAAGTGATCGTCCCTAGAACAGTCGTCCCTTGAACACCAGTAACAGGAACAACAACTAGAACAGTAACCGTACCAATTTGACCTATTGCCGATACACCAGTCAGAGCAACAACCGCATCAGCAGTTACAACTACAGAACCAACAAGTCCAGATGCTGATACACCTGTTAAATCAACAAAAACGTTGATCGCAACAACAACAGAACCGACATCACCGTTAGCAGACACCCCAGTAACTGACGCTACTGCTTCAGCGGCGACGGTCACGGACCCAACTTGACCAGTAGCCTCTAGCCCCGTGACAAGAACATCGGCTCCTGCTACGGTAGCAACAACACCGACTTGTCCGGTGGCTTCTAGGCCTGTGACGGATACATCCGCACCTGCGGCAACCGCTACCGTTCCAACAGATCCGGTGGCAGACACGCCCGTGACATTGACAGTAACACCGCCCGGAGCCTCAAACAGCCAACCGAGACTGCCGTTGTTAGTGGAATTAGTGCCAGCGTACCAAGTCATAGCGGGTAGGCTCTCACACCTGTGATGGCAAGGTAGTCTACGTTAGCCGCAGTCCCCGATCCAGTAAAAACAAGCGTCCCAGGCGAAGCAGCAGATGTACCTTGTACAGTCAGGATGTTTCCTGCCGTACCAGCAGCAGTCCACGATGTAGTGATCCGCTGGGTAGTCGTGCCGATGTTGATTGTGTTTGCACCAGCAGCGGTGCTGCTAATCGTTTTGAACGTGTTGTTGCTAAAGAGTGTCAAAGTACCAGCACCGCCTTGGTTTAACGTGATGTTGGTGTAGGCAACACCACCGCCAACGAAGATCTTAGCCGAAGCAGAGGTCAGAGAGATTGTGCCGGTGCCGGTGACGGTGAGGTTGGTGGAGGTGGCGGTGTTCCATCCTCCTGTTCCTGCTAAAACCCATGTTCCAGAACCTATGGCAATGGTTCTAGTGTTAGAGTTAGTAGATGAAAAACCGCTTGACGCGCCAGATAAAGTTACGTTAAACCCATCAGCATCAAAAGTTCCTGCGGTTACTGTAAAAGCAAAGCCTGCGCTTCTGTCGCAAACAAAAGCATCTTGCAATGTCACTGAACCACCGGGCGTATCGATCGTAAAACCTTGCGTAAAAGTCTTGCCAGCACTCGTAATCGTCTGACTGCCTCGGCCAGAAAACGTCAAGGCTCCGGTACCCGTCAGCGTCGTGCCAGTCCCGTTGACCCAGTTGCCGTAGATTTGAGGAGTGGTCGATCCCGTTGCCAGCGTCACCGTGTTACCAGTCCTCAACGACATATCAATTGTGCCGATGTTATAGGACTGATCAACTGTAATCGTGCTGCCGGATGCTGGATACGTTGCAGCAGGGAAAATCACCGTATCTTGAGCCAGAGGGAATTGCGTAACATCCGCTGCGCCACCTTCCGTAGCAGACCAGCCAGTAGACGATGACCAGTTGGCTGATCCAGTCGAGCGGACATAAACGGTTTTCCCAGCAACAAACGTAATCCCGCTGTTGCCCTTGCAGTCGCCCAGTCGAGTACCCGACACAGGAGCAGCAGCTCCAGCTATGGTGATGTCTCGAAAGTCTACGTCTGTGCCGGAGAACGCAGCGGTAGTGATCGTGCGTATGGTTCCAATCGTGTCAGAGCGGACGAAGTGACGCATCGTGGCATTGGTGCCAGCGGAGAGAGTTAGCGTACCGGTGACGGTTTGGTCTGCGGTGAGAGAGATGTTCTTTAGACCAGCAGACGTGATGCCGGTAAATGACAGGTTGTTAAAACTGTTTGCGCCGTTGATTGTGACGGTTCCGGCACTGGTGCTGGTGAAGCTGACGTTGTAGAAGGTTTGGTTGTTGCCAGATAAAGTTGGCGAGGTAGCAGAACAATTGATCTGAGATGTGCTTGCGGTAACGGTCAAGTCTGCCCGAACAGCTTCAGTAGTTCCAAAATTAATAACGCTGGATAGGGTTGTAGTGCCAGAACCAAAATTTATAGATCTAGCGTTTGTGCTTGAATTAGATGCAATCAGTCCAGCAGTAACATTGTATGAATTAAAATTTAGACTGCCACTTGTAAGTGTAATTGATTCTGTTCCAATGTTTAAGGCGCTCCCCAAACTCCAGCCGCAATCAACACCATTAACATTAATAGCACTCGCCAGCGTCACCCCGTTCGTTGTAAACGTCAGCCCAGTCGAGTTGCTTGATAGCGTCATCGCTCCGGTATACGTCCTCGTCAGCCCCGTAGCAGGCAGCGTCACGTTGCCATGTATCCCGACCATCGCAGTCGTTCCGGCGAGCGTCACGTTACCCACAAGCGGCCCAGCAATAGTCAGGGACTTCATCCTGATGCCGCCGGTCACAGCGTTCACCGTAGCGGTGTAGGCAGTCGCGTTAGAAGCGGAATCGAAGACTACGTCGTCATGGCTACGGGGCACAGAAGCACCAGATCCGCCACCAGATCCGGTAGACCATCTCGCAGTATCCGACCAGTTGCCCGTTCCACCGACCCAATAGCGAGTGGAATCTGCTGGTTTAGCAGTACGGTAGACAGGTGCTCCGGCAGATCCAGTGGAGTTAGCCCCAGCGTAGAACTCACCGGGGCTTGTGGCTGCAAACCCAATGCTACCCATCGCAAGGTAGTCAATGCCCGAGGTACATGCGCCAGCGAGAACGTGAGAAGTTCCCGTACCCGTCAGCGTGACCACGTTGCCTACAGTGCCAGTAACAGTCCACTTGCCAAAAGTCTGGGTAGTGGAGCCTAGAGCGATGGTATGCGCTACGGTTTTGGTTGAGGCAAGTTCGGTGAATTGGTTGTTGCCGGTGATTGTGAGGGTTGATGTGCCTGTTGTTCCACCGATGGTGAGTTTGTTGTAGGAAAGACCACCACCTGCAAAGGTACGAGCAGATGTGCTGGTGTCAGACAGGACGATGTTGGCGGTGCCTTTGTAGAAGTTTAGGTTTGTTGTGTTTGCAAAACTCCAAATTCCAGTGCCTATATCTGTCAATGTCCAAGTTCCTGACCCCATTTTTAACGTTCTAACTGACGTCGAAGAATCTGCTGTCCAGCCTAACGGTGTTACGTTATAAGTAACGGCATCAAAAGTGCCGCTATTTAGTGTTATAATTCTCGCGGCAGATAAGGCATCTGCAAGTTGTGTTATTCCTGAAACAGAATCAATTATCACCGGGCATCCAAACTGAACGCCGTTGCTGGTAATGGTTTGTGTACCGCGCTTGGAAAAAGTAATCGTACCGGTCGTGCTGCTCGATGTAACTCCAGTACCAAACAGCCAATTACCGTAAACCGTTGGCGTATTCGTGCTGGTTGTCAGCGTCATTGCACTCGTTCTAGCCGAGGCATCAAACGTGCCGATGTTCCACGCAGTGTCAATTGTGATCGTGCCAGTCACGCTGCCTGTGTTATCAAACACCGCCGTGTCTTGGGCTAGCGGAAACTGATTGATGTCCGGTGTACCACCAGATCCTGTACACCACGCCGTAGCACTCCAGTTCTGAGCGCCTGCAAGGTTCCAGTAGACGGTCTTAGCAGCAGGAAACGTGATCCCAGAGTTCCCGCCGCAGTCACCTGCTCGGGTCGGAGATGATCCCGCTGCTGTGCCAGCGATGGTGATGTCTCGGAAGTCGCAGTCTGTTGCGGAGAGAGTGCCTACGGTAAGAGTGCGGGTAGTTCCGAGGGTATCTGAGCGGACAAAGATGCGACGGATTGGCGATGCTCCGGCGACGGTGAGGGTGCCGGTGATGGTTTGATTATCACTAATATTTACAAATCTAAACCCAGCGCTTGCTGGGGCGGTAATTGTTAAATTATTAAAAGTGTTAGCCCTGTTAAATGAAGATGCGCCGCTTGCTGCGCTGCTAGTTATTGCAACATCGTAAAAAGTTTGCCCACCACCTGAAAACGCCTGGCCTATTGTCCCCGTACAAGATATTGTCGATGTTCCGGCATTAAAAGTAAGGTTTGTGCTAATAGTGAATATTAGGTTAGTACTTAACGTCACCGTACTCGACCCAAGCGTAATCGTCCTGATGTTTGAGTTACTAGACGATAGCGATCCAGCCGTGACATTAAAGTTCTTGGTGTCAAACGTGCCGTTGGTAACGGTGAGGGTTTGTGACCCAATGTTCAGAGCATCAGCAAGCTCGACGGAGCCACCGTAGGAATCAATGGTGATTGGTTGGCTAAATGTCTTTCCGGCACTGGTGATAGTTTGTGTGTTGCGCCCTGAGAATGTCAGAGAATTCGTGCCAGAAAGCGTAGTTCCAGAACCGTTTAACCAATTACCATAAACAATTTGACCAGCAAAAACATTTATTGTCATCGCACTTGTGCGACCCGCCATATCCACCGTGCCTGTATAAGGCACAGCAGAATCCATCGTAATCTGACCAGTCACTGAACCTGCGTTTGTAAACGTAGCGGTATCCTGAGCGAGCGGGAAGTTGTCGGTTGAGGGTGTCCCGGTAGACGTTGTTGCCCAACCATTAGCCGACCAGTTTTGTGCGCCAGCAAGGTTCCAATACACCGTCTTAGGCGTATCAAACGTAATCCCTCGGCATCCACGCAAGTCACCGATGCGAGTACCAGAGATCGGCGCAGCAGTGCCAACAACGTAGATGTCCCGGAAGTCTGCGTCTGTCAGACTCGGTGCGCTGTTGATGGTGAGAGTTTGGGCTAGACCGTAGGTGGCCCCACGGAACCAGACGCGACGGTTGCCTGCGGTGCCGGTGGTGGAGAGAGTGCCGTTGATGGTTTGACGAGCATCAAAGGTAAGTTGCGCAACTCCAGCGGCTGCGGGGGCAGAAACGGTTATGTTATTAAATGTGTTTGCGCCAGATATAACTCGTGTTCCAGCGCCTGTACTAGTAAAACTAACATTATAAAATGTATTTCCAGAAAAAGGCGTTAAATTGCTTCCGGAATACAATCCAGCGGCTGCGGCAGATAAAATTATGGTAGAAGTACCTGCATTTAAAGTTAAATTTGTATTACTAGCAGAATTCCAAGAAAGTGATGAACCACTTAACGTAACCGTACTGCTACCCAGATTGATCGTCCGTGTGTTGCTGTTGCTGGACGACAGGGATGTAGCAGTGACATCGTTGTTGTTGGTGGTGAAGGTGCCTGCGGTTAAGGTGATGGCACCAGAACAAGTCAACGTGCCGCCAAGGCTCAGTGTCGCAGCAGCAGCGTTGATCGTGACTGAAATGACCGATGCGTTGTAGTTTGTGGTGATCGTTGGCGAACCAGAGTTGCCATCAATCGTTACATCATCCGCAGCACCGGGAACAGACGCACCACCAGCCCCGCCCGAGGTGGCAGACCAGTTGGCAGTGTTGGTTGTACTCCAAGTGCCGGAACCACCGACCCAAAATCGAGCGGCCATGTCAAGCCTTCACATAACGAACGCCATCAATCTCGATGTACTCAGGCTCTTGCTCCACAGGAGGAGCAGTGACAATCGCAATCCAGTTGTCCCGGCGCTGTTCTTTCATCGCTTGGATTTCAGCGTCACTTAGACCGTGATCATCCGGCAGGTGAAGTGCGTCAGCAAACTTGCCATGTGGTGTTTCAAATGAGAAGTCAATCTTGATCATGCCAACCTCTTACGCAATGCGAATGATTGCATTAGACGCATCAGCAGTCGGGAATTGCACAACAAAATCACCATTTGTGCTGGTCTTGTCAGATCCAAAGTCAAGCACAGCAATCGCTCGATTGGACTTGCTGCTGTTGTAGATCAATGCACCGCGAGCAGTGAATGATGCACTTGACCAAGTGCTATCTGAGAAGTCTACAAACGCAGTTGTGCCACTGGACGAGATTGTAGCTCCTGAGAGCGTGTTTCCTCCGGTGGTGTACCCGTTACCATTAGCAACCTCATCCGTGCTGCTGTAGGCTGTTGTAGAGGCTCCAAGTGTGGCCGATGATGTGAACAACGCGATTTTGATCGTATCTGTATCAAGATCGTGTGTGCCACCAAGAAGCTCCGTCTTGAAGCTGGTACACATTGCTTGGGTGATAGCCATGATTTACCTCTTCTGAACTGTCATAACCATAGGATTGCCAGAATACTCTGCCTGCTCATCCGATACAGTGAGATCCTGCAAAGACCGCTGAAACAATGCCGCCCATGTCTGAATCCTGGCATCATTCATCAGATATGGCTCTGCTTCTGTCAGCGCACCATAAAGCAGAAGATCAGGACAAACACTCGTAAATGTGTTCGTGCTTGTGCTGTCACTCAAAAACGTCGGCGCAGCGTAATACAACATCCACAGCGTGTAGTTGCTGTCTGCCACAGGAGCAAACTGCATTTCCTCTGACAGGATGGTGTAGGCGACAGGCTTGCCGCTCTCAGTCACCCGCGCATTCCTGGTGAACGAAGCAGGAGACAGGTATCCGATGGGGATCTCTGGATTGCCATCCAGATACAGGTTACGCATCTGGAGGAAGTCGCTTGGCAGACCGACAGTGCTATCACCACCAGTCATCGTCGTGCTAGACAGCTTTAGCATCTCGCGGATGCGAAGCTGCCTACGCAGACGGATCTCAGCCAGCCGGATAAAGTCAGGAATCTGGCTACTTAGATCGCTTCTTGCGAGATAGTTTGCGACCGTTGTTTTGAGGTCGCTGTAAGTTGCTAGGGCCATGCTTTACGTCATCCCATCCAAAGGTCTTGACGCCAATGTGTCCGATGTGCATTGACAGTTCATGGTCAACAAACACCGGAATGTCATTCTCCATGCACCGGACGCAGAACGTAACATCCTCACCGATGACATTGCCGTGATCAGTCCAGATGACATCAAACCACGGTCTAGGGATCTTCTCAAACACTTCCCTGTTGACAAGTGTAACCGCAAAACCCACTGCGGTCACCTGTTCAACACCCTTCTTCCCCCTGCTTTCAACCTTATGCCAGACCTGTTTCGGCTCTCCTGGCTTGCCGTTGAGCATCTCCCGCTCAATCTTAAGGTTCAACGCAGTCGGCAGAATCGGCTCTCTACGCGTTGTAGCGTTAACACCGCAGATCGGTACTTGCCTCGCCTGAAGGATCTCCAACGTGTCAGCAGGGAACCGCTGATCAGAGTCAATCCACAGAACTTGGTCTGCCCCCCATTCCAGAGCTTCCTGCGCCAGTTTCTCACGCTGAGTGAAGATCAGCGTTCCTGGCATCTGCAACAGTTGTATTTCGTTCTGACCCCGTTTTGCCTCGTATCCGACCAATCTTGCTAGGTCAAAACAGAATCCGCTCATCACCTCGTCCCGACATGGGACACAGATTGCAACCTTCATGCTCCTCCTTAAACGCTTCCTGGGTAAGTCCTCCAGACTCGGTTATCAGGGTCATTCAACCAAGCCTTAAATCGTTTTTCGTCTGTCACCATGAATCCACGCATGATGCCCATCTTGTTGAGGACATCAATCACCGTGTTTGGAATCCTGGCAACATGGGTCAACACATCGTCAACCTTCTTGGTTGCAGCGTTGACCTGTTGTTTGTTTGCTTCAACGATGTCAGACACATCCTGCTTTGTTGTCAGGATGATCTGATCATCTTGCAGTGTCGCTACGGTGTAGCGAGTCTCGCTAATGCTGAATAAGTCTTTCATGCAAAAAGAGGGAGCAGGTTTCCCCACTCCCTCCCATCAGTCATTACTGATTACAGAGCCGGATTCAAATCGGCTACGATGCCATGCGCTGCCTCGTTCCGCATCTCCAGCGTGAACTCAGCGAGCAACTGGGTCTTCTCAGCATCGCCGGTCTTAGCCAGATCATTCGTTGCAAACGGACGCAGATACGCAATCGCAGCGTATTCCGGATCAAGCAGCAGTGCATCCCGAGTACGCATGAAGCGATCCGGGGTGACCGACAGCGTACCAAAGTCGCTCATGTAGACATCAGCAGCACCGATGATGGTCGTCGGCTGGTCGCCAGGAGCCATATAACGCTGTGCAGCAATACCAGCGAAACTCGACACCTTCTGCTTCAACCCGCTGTTGACCACCAGCAGTTTTGGATTGCCACCCGAAACAAACACCTCGGCAACAACATCCTTCAGCAGCGTCTCGGTGAAGGTACGGGTAGCACCATCCGATCGAGTCGAGACACCAATCGTCGTCGGATCAGTGCCAGACGTACCAGCGGAAGTGTTGGTCTTCAGCCAGGACAGAATCGCACCGAGTTTCCGAGCGGTGGTGGACGAACCAGCAGTCTGCCCTTGGTTGGCAGTGATGATGGTTTCCATGTCGCGCTTCAGCTCAGACGCAGCCTTGGAAAGCTGATATGCCTTCTCCGACTTCCGGCCAGCCTTGTTAACGGCTTCCAGCGTGTTGGAGATGCTGATCGTCTTTTGAACGATCTGCGTATAGTTTCCAAGACGAACAGTCGGGCTGATCGTGGTAGCAACAGCATCAGCGCCCTCAACCGCAGCGTTTGCAGTCGTAGCAGCAGCCAGCGAATCGCTTTGCCATTCGTGATAAACAGCAGTCGCTTTGGTGCGAGCCAGGGTCGACAGGATCGGGGTTTCGGTCGGACTGATGTCGTAGATAACATCAATCAGGTCTTCGCGCATACCGATTGCGCTGTGTGCGGTAAAAGTGCTCATTTCAAAATCCTTACAGGAATCGTTCAAAAATGGCAGCAGCGTCTCGCGCTTTGCCGGTCTTTTTCAGGACTTTGCGCTGATCCCTGATTGCCATCTCCTCTGTGTTCACCGGCCTACTGGTTCCCGGTTTCAACACTTTCGGAGCTTCTGCAACCTTCTTCTGGACACCCGGTTTCTGCGACAGAAGTTTGTCGTATTGCGCGGCTTTCCAGAGAGTCAATACAGCGCGTGAATCGTAGACCTGGGCAAGTTCCTGATCCGTGAAACCGAGTTGTTTGGCGTAAGTCCTGATCTCGCCTCTAACCGTTTCACCCTTCTGTGGATCTGCAAACTCAGGGATCGCTTGAGCCAGCTTCTGCTGTTCCTCGGCAACGATGCTTGCAAGTCTCTGCTGATGCTCCGATTGTTGCTGGTAGGCAATTCGTTGCTGTTCTGCTTGGACTGCTGCTAGTTGCTCTCGACGCTGCTGTAACTCTGCGACCTTGACTGCGTATCCGATTGGATCAGATTCTTTCAGTGCCTCAAGGTTTTCTCCCTTCGACTGTTCTGCCAGAACCTGCTGAATAGCTTGCAGACGCTCGGCATACTGATCTCGGAGAGCTTTCGCTTGCTCGACAGCCTGTCTCTCTGCTTCCAGAGCTTTACGCTGTTCCGCTAGCGATTGGGTTTTCTGCGTGTAATCCGTGCCAAGCTGGTAAGACTTGATCAGTTCATCCAGAGTAACCTCGCGTTCCTCACCTGCGGCTTTCACCCGGTAGCGCGGAGTTTCCTCAACCTGCTCAGTCTGTTCCTGCTCCTGCTCAACAACCTCTTCCTGCGGTTCCTGCTGGTCAGGCTTTTCACCTTCAGCATCGCCCATCAGTCCAAGAATTGCGGCAGCGCCACTGTTTACATCAAGCTGTCCACTTCCTTGCGGAGTAGTGTCCATTCAAACCCTCACAAAATTTTCCATCGTTTAGACCTGATCTCAGTCGTATCGGCAATCGCTTGGAAATGACTTTTGATCAAATCTATTGCGCGAATCATTCTATAGGAATTTTCTCTAGCGTCAACCTCGTGATCACTAGAGTTAACAATCCTGTCAACAAACCCTTGTTTCAGGCTTTCCAGTTCCCTGACAAACTCATCATCCCGGAGCAGATTGGCTGCGCGTTCTGGATTCATCCTGGGATTTCCACGTTCGCACTAATACCAGCACCGATCTTGGCAGCTTTCAACTGTGCCTCTGCCTCAAACTCTGCTCGTTTCAGTTCCAACTCAGCAGCAGCCTTTTCCCTGGCAAGCTGAATATCGGCTTGAGCCTTCATCCGTTGAGTCTCGATTGCTGCCATTGCTTTCTGCTGCTCGATCTGGATCTGCGCTTGAGCCTGAGCAATCATGGCATCGGTAGCAGGATTGGACTGCGGTTGCTGCGGAGGAGGATTGGACAGTTGCTGATCCTGTTCTGGAGTGATGTCCTTGAAGAACTCAGTTGAATCCTTGAATCCAGCAGCCTCAACAAACCGACCCAGAGTCGCTCGATACTGCCCGAGACTGACCAACGGGTTGGCCGGCCCTGCCAACTGTAGGATCTGCTCCTGTTTGGCCAAAACCATCTGTAGCATCGCCATCTGCTCTTGCTTCGTACCAGTCCCAAGACCAACCCGGATGCTGACATCGTACTGATTCGACCACTCTCGCGGATCCATCGGCACGAACTTGCCGCGCATCCTCAGCAGAACCTGCTTGTCTTGGTACTTGCAGAGTAAGTGCAGAATGCCCTTAAACAGCGACTTAACGCCTGTCTCAGCGAAGATCCTGGCGATCAGTTCAATCTTGCCTTGAGCAGCATTGGTTACCGCAGCAACAGCCGCAGCAGTGACGTTTTGCAGGATGTTTGGATCTAGTCCCTGTTGAGCATCCGATACACCAGTCCGTTTCTGCTGAACCTGATCGAAATAGCCCATCATCGGGAAGATTTGATCACCGATGGATGGAACATTGATCGGAGTCATAGCGCCAGGACTTTTCATCCTGACGACACCACCCGGAGTCACATTGAGCAAGTCATCGATGTTGACCTGACCCTCGACCACACCCATCCGAGCATTGTTCGACAGGTAAAGGTTATCCAGCGACTGACGCACCAGGGTGGACTTGATCAGTTGCAGATCAATCGTCCTGTCTGCCAGCGACTGACCAAAGAACTTGTGCGGGATCGGGATCGGGCAAATAACGTGGAACGGAACATAGTCCGTTTTCTCGTTGCTCAGGATCTCGTTGTTGCTGTAGAAAATCTTCCGCAACTCAGCAAGACCGTCACCGTCATAGTCCACATAGATGTAGCACTCGAAAACCTCGACCTCCTGCATCGACTCATCCAGCGAGGTAACCTCGAAAGGTTCCTCTCCCGGCGTGTATCGAGCAAGACGCTCCTCGGTGAAGTCCAGGCTGTTGAATGCTGGCAACGCGTCAACAGTCTCCTTGTCGAATCCCATCTGGATCAGAATCGACCTGGGAACCAGAGTACGGTGAGCAAGGAATGGCGCATCCTGAACGGTTCTGGCCTTCTTTGAGACGATCAACTCTTCCGGAGGGACGTTCTCAACGACAACTCGACCGATCTTGTTGCGCTTCTGGACGACAACACTGCGAGTCTGCGTGACCTGACCGTCAACCTCGACTTCCTCGATCTGCTCTGCAACAACCTGCCGGGTTCCGTCTGCCAGCAACAGTGCAAGTTCGATCTCTGAGAGGTTCTTGTAAACCTCCTCGATCACATCAAGTTTCTCATCCCAATACGCTTTGACTGTCCCGGTCTTCTGAAGCAGTGCATCCTTGAACCAGTGATGCAGGATAGTGAAACCTGGGTTTTGCTTGTAGAAAACCCAGTTTGCGTAATCAGTTGCTTGCTTCGCACCTTCCTCATCACCTGGGCCAACAGGCTCATACTGGATGATGTCGTCAGCGCGAGTGAACACCCGGATCAGATCTGGCAAAGCACCGTCTACAGCCTCTGCAACCTCTGCGGTGATGATCTGTGATCGACCTTCTACCTCGTTTCCGTAAGGCTTGCGGAGGTAGTAATCCATCGCTTTAGCGCGTTCAGCGGAAGTCTCTGTGTCGAGATAGCCAATAGCGTCATCGATCTCAGACGACAGAATGCCTTTAAGTCTACCTTCATCCATTTTGCACCTCTGCCCTGCGAGTGTATTGCCGTTTCGGTGGAGGATCTGCCTGTTTCAGCGCAGCAATCTCCTGCTCCAACTGGCGAATGCGCTCACGCAATTCGTGAATGGTTTGGTCAAAATCTCGACGTAGAACGATGTTTCCCTGCGGAACTAGCATCAAACCACCCATTTTGCACTATGTTTAATCGGTTTACCCCAATCGTCATTGGACATCATTTCCAGTGACTCTGCAAGATAACGCCACGCATCAGCGGCATGAGAATGCTCATCATGCAATGGCGCACCAGCCTCCTGCGTGACCTGATTGATAGCCCTGCGATACCGTTTGAGATGGTTTACAAGTTCCATCGTCTTGTCAGCGTCGAAATAAGACCTTGGAAAGACCATCCTGGCGATTCTGATGCCTTCCTCTGGGTTGCCCCTTGGCAGCACGGTAACTCGCCTTCCAAGCGTTTCTAGCAGGTTCTGGGTGGACTTACCGGTCTGGAAGTTCTTGTTTGCTCCATCGTGCGGGATGAAGTCTGTTCCCCATCTCCATTTCCTCGACTCGATCTCCATGACATAGCTGTCAATGGTTCGATGAGAGTCCTCGATGAAGTCAATGATCCTGACTTCTGAGGCAACCTTCTGGACAAAGATGATCGACATGGAATCGTTCCAACCCAGATCCCAGACGGTGTGAACTTTGAGCGTTGCATCGTATGGCACAGACCTGATCCGGCCTTCTCGCTGTAGAGCCTCAATCTCATTAGCGTAGATGGCTCCATCGACAGCAGGTCTGCATCGACCTTCCCAGACAGTGAGATAACCCTGCGGATCTCGGTCTAGCCAGTCTCTGCGCTCCTTGTCCAGTTCTTCCGGGAACCAAGGATTGTCTGACCAGTTGACCTCGCACACCCATGAATCAGACGGTGGTTGCGCCACAAACCGGGTGAAGGTTTCATCCGTATCAAGTTCAGGATTGAAGCTGATCCAGATTTCTGATCCAGGCTTGCGGATCGTTGGTATCAGTACATCCCAGGACTTGCGAGTGACAACCTGTGCTTCTTCCACCCAACAGATGTCAGTGCCTTCGTAAGATTTCATGTTTGCCACACCTTGCTGGCGAATACCTGCAAAGGTGAATTCTGTCCCGTTGGAACCTATGATCCTGTTTTCTTGCACCTCGTACAGGCTATCCAGTCCGAGCAGACTGATCTGATCTCTCAACAGTCTATGCACAGACTCCTGGATGGATTTCTGCGTCTCCCTAGCACAGAGAACCCTGATCGGTTTGGATGCTCCGAGTGCTACCAATGCCCGAGCAATCGACCAGGACTTGCCTGAACCCCTGCCACCGTGAAGGATCTTGTATCGCTTAGGCTGGAAGAGCGGCAGTAGCTTCTGCGGGATCTCAACTCTGGTTCTGGACACCGACGATCTCTAGAACCGTTTGGATTGGCCCACCGTTTGCCCCGGAGACATTTGTCTCTACAGGGATCAGCCTTGCTGCGAGCTTGTAGAACTCAGTCAGGTGCTTTGGATCTTCCATTGCCCACTGCACCATTCTGTCTGTACCGCCGAGCTTATCAAAGGCATCAGCGATAGCTTGCTTCATGCTCTGATGGACTTTGTTTGGACTACCTTTCGGTCTTCCTCGTCCTTGCCTAGTTAAATTCTCTTTCTGTATTTTATTTACCACAGTCCGACTCCTAACGGGTCATCGGTTTCACTCGATCCTTAATCAGCCTTTCGATCTCTGGATCACCCATCTGCTCCGGTGTTGGTGCAAACAATGCTCTCTTACGATTGTCTGTGGTTGTTGCCGGTTCAGACAAATAGTATACAGCGATTGAGTTTCTGGTTACATCAGCAGGACATTTGATTGGATCAGGCAGTCCATGCCATGAGCCTCTAGTGTCGAAGATCACTGCCCTGTTGAACTTCGGCTCAATGACCTTTGCAAGAGTTCTGCTGTCCTGGTACAGGCCCAACCCACCACCCCATTCCGGTTGCCATGCAGGAGACAGGTAAACAATAAGGTTAAGGCGACGTTGCAAATGTAGCTTTGGATGGATGTTGTAATCCAGGTGAACATTGAGCTTCCCTCCTCTGCTGTGCTGATGCCAGCCACCACCGTGTAGTCCTTGGTCAGCGAACAGATCCTCGTCTACCATTGCCTCCAGGGACTGTGTGAACTTGTCGCTGGTTAGCCAAGAAAAGGTTTTGTATGTCTCTGGTGGGAACTTGTGCCAGTCGTTGCAGGTTCGCTTGACCTCTAGTGGATTGTCATACCGAAACCAGCATGGATCATCTGGCTGCGGAAACTCTTCTGCTAACTGATCTGGATTGGTGAAGAAGTCATCGATCACACAATGCCAATATGGATTGTGGTTTACGATCATTCGACGTTCAAGATACGCACTGCTTCTTCTTCTCCAGGGAATACAACAAAGTTGCGAGTCCCCTTTCCTTTCTGCCTAGATTGCTCATCAAAATACTTAACACCAGGAACACCAAACTGCCTGAGTGCAGCCTCACCAGACCCGGTTTTCCCAGTCAGTGATTCCCATGTATTCAAAAACTGATTTACAGTTACATTCGGCCCATACAATAGTGACAAATCACCACCAAGATCATCTATCGCACTTTGTGGAAGCATTGACTTAGTTTGTTGGATTGCTTCTTTTACCTGTTTTGACTGTCTGCCGATTGGCTTATCCCAGTCAATCATCTTGCCAATCATATCGTCTGGGATGTCTACTGTGTAAACAACACCAGACGCCTTTACTGGATTTAGCTTTTCTACTGAGTCAGCCAACCCAGAATATGTCCTTGCGTATTTTGACTCCCTGATTGTCTTTGCAATTGACTCAGGGTTTTCGCCCATTATTAGGTCTCTAACAATCTCGTTTGCTTTTGCCATATAAGCTGATTGCAATTGAGGCTGAACATTACCTGCGTTTTCAACCAAAGCATCAACTAGATCGCTTGATCTTAAGGGGCCAGCAGATGTTTCGTATTTATCAACAGCAGTTGTCGTTTTGTAATAATTTGCAATATCAGGGGATTCGGCAAAGTAAATCCCATGCCCATACATTTGAGCACCCTCGCCACTTCCGATCTTGCTTGCATCAAACTTACTGAATCTGTATGGACTGCCATGATAGCCAGTCAACGCAAGCAGACCAGCTTCCGGGTTAGCCTTCATCATCTGCACAGCATCAGCCAGCAAGCTCGGAACCTGAGCAGCAGCCTTAGCACCAACGGAAAAAGCTCCTGCTGGCGCTCCGATCCCAGGCATACTGCCCAGTGCCTGACCAGTTCTGTACATATCTTCTGCCAACAATCCACCGTACTGAGGTTTGTCAAGCCCTAGATAACCTCTACCGATACCACCAGCAATAGCAGCAAAAGGCTCACCAATATTGCGCTGGTAAGCCCCGTAAGCCTGTTCTAGTCCCAATGCGCGGAGTAGCTGGCTGACATCCATGTCACTTGCCCTTATTGCGTTCGCTGATAGCTTTAGCTTTAGCCTTAGCGTCTGCCTTGGATGACGCACCCCAGGCTCTCAGTGACAGCAGCAGACGGGTTGGTTTTCCGTCCTTGAACTCTGGCCCAGGCATACCACCCATCCGAGCGAGGAATGATGCCCTGCGCGGATTGTCACCAGACTTAACAGGAGCCTTCAGGTCTGATCCTGGATTGGCTCTTTCGTAGGACTTCCTACCAGCCTCGTTCAGCCCACCTTTCGGATTCTTGCCAGCCTTGCGCGTCCATGCAGCAGTCATCTGAACCTCGCTGTTTTCTTGGCAATCTTGTCTGGCTGCGGCACAAACTGCTTGCCCTGAGCCTTTCCTGCTCTCTTAGCCCTGGTTGTGGCTGCGTATTCCGCAGAAGACAGTGACTTGATTGCCTTCTCTGGCAGATACCGTTCACCCGTTTCGGACGATGGTTTGCCAGACTTAGTGCGCCATTTCTGCGCTGTCCATTCCTTGAGACTGCGCTGAGAGGCTTTCATTTGTACCCACCACCCTTGGCCTTGTACTGTTTAGCCAGCAGTTGAGCTTTCCTAGCTGACCATTGCCCAGCAGCAGTTCCCTGCGTGTTTGAAGCCTTGATCTGCTCAAACAACTTCTTCCGCATCCCAGGCTTAGTGTAGTTGCCAGCTTTGTTGACGGTGGACTTCATTTCTTCTTTGGCAGACTAGGCGCGTTGTTCTTGGCTGGCTTAGGCTTTTTGTACTTCGGTTGATTGGTCGTTCCCATCAATCTTCCTCCATCATCTTTGCCATTTTGAGCATGATCTTATGCTTCTCAGTCATGCCCTTGACAGGCCCACCAGACAGCCAGCGATCACAGACATAGTCCTCTGAACACCGGAAGTCCCATCTAGCGCAATAGCCGATGTCGTCCTCGTCAACGATCTCCTGCATTTCCTCTGGCAGACCAGAAACCATGCACTCGATCATCTCCGGGGTTTGCAGGAACCGCGCACAGTTCCCACAACTCATCTCATCGTCTTCTGCCTCGGTATAACCGGCCTTTGACTCAGCCTCGGCCTTGTTCCGATCATTGACCTTCTGATCCTGAGTTGAGACTGGACAACCGTTCATTTCGCCCTCTTTGGCATCTTTTTGTACGCAGACTTAGGGGTTGCCTCAATCATCTCTTTTGCAACCTTCTGCGGGACTCCGGTCTGCTTTGCAACCTTCTTTGACCCGGCTGCTGCATACATGAGACGCTGCTGCTGCTTGCTGGTGATCGGCATTTCAGTCCTCGACGATGTGTTCTAAGTGCCCAATACGGCCAATAACCCCCATGGTATCAACTTCTTGCACACTTGTCTCCGGCAGGAATTTGAACAATCCATGCTCAATGTCAAAGACTTTTTTGTCCTTCCACTGCGACCAATGGAATGCCAGTGAGCGTTTCAGCGCCAGTTCCAATGTCGGAATCTGTGTGCTTGGTATTCCGTAACACCGAGTCATATACATATGTGATGCTCCACATTCCTCCAGGCTGAATCCTGTCGGAATCCTGCGCTTGAACACCAGCTTCTCCGGATCGTGCAAGCCTGGATTGAAGTCATCCGTCAACTGATAGCGACCACTCACTTTATAGTTGTTCGCCTCAGTCAACCAATCCAATGACCGGATCATCACCTGCATCTCAATTGAGTTCTGAACGAACCCTCTTGGCAATCCACTGTCATGCGCCTCATGGATGAAATCGCAATCCCAGAACGGAACCAGATGAACCCTTCTTGGAATAGCCTCTAGGAAGGCTTTATCGGGCCTATAACGCGATGATTCTGTCAGGACGATGGAGGACAGCGGGAATCGCTTCCAGATGCTCTCAAGCGTTCCTAGAAGCTCATAGCAACGTCTTTCGTCGTTGTTGATCGCTGATGTGACCAAAAATCTCATTTCCAGCCACCTCTTGTGCTTTTCCATTCCTGCGTTGCAAAAACCTGTCCTTTGCCCGTATAGCGGGAGCCAGCAAAGTGTTCAGGCAGGAAGTAATGGCTCGGATAAACAGTGAGATCGCTGAACTCATGCTCGTGCATTGTCTGAGTGATTCGTGCTGGCCCTGAGAACTCCCAGGCCATCCTATCGCCTGGAGTGTCGTTTTCCAGGTCTTTGATGATCTGACCAATGAACGGATGGCGCGGGACTGATCCGACCACACCGTTTGCGATCAGCCCTGGACGCTTTGTCTCTGACTCCCAACAGGCAAAGACATCCGGCTCAAGCAGCCAGTCCTCTAGTGGTCTGACGCACAGGCTGTCAGCGTCTAGCGCGATCCCGCCATGGTTGTAGAGGATCTCCCACCTCATACAGTCAGCAACACCGCAAAGCTCTCGCTGACTGAAGTGCCTCATGTGCTTGGCAAGGAGCCAACCTTCTTTTAGGTCGCTGTTACCCCAAACTTTGACTTTGTAGTTTGGATTCTTGTCGATCCATGACTGGATCTCTGCGTCTGGTCGTTTGGACTCATCACCAACCCAGACAAAATGTAGTCGTTTCGGTATCAAAAAAAGTGCCTCCACGCAGGAGGCACAACGGGGAGACACCCATGAAGGAGCACCCCATTGTGCCAGATTTATCGGGCTGACGGAAACAGCAGTTCTGGTTGCTTTTGTGCGCCTTTCACCAGCAACTCTTGCGCTGTCATCTCGACCATGTGCTGCCGACCATAACCCGGTGAGACAAACTTTCCACGCTTCAGCCAGTGTGGAACCCAGGTGATGCCTCTCAAAACATAACAGTCTGTGGCAAGTTTCATACGATCGTCTCCTTGATGAACACCCCGTTAGGCATCAGAGTGCCTTTCCGGTCTTTGATCTCCTTATACGCACCTTCCAGGCAGTCAACCATATCCAGCCCTGCCAACTCACAGAAGTTGATCATGCAAACCAGAACATCACCCACAGCATCAGCAGTCAGAGCAACATCTTTCTTGGCAATCCCGTCTGCAAGCTCACCCATCTCACTGACCATTTTCAGGAACTGAGCGTTAGCTGTTGAGTTTGGGATGATCTGTCTGGCCCGACTCCAGCCTACAACTCGGACATAAAGCTCATCGAAAGACATTGTTGGCATGATCAGACTCCTTCTGGATCTTGAGAAACTGCGACATCAGTCTGGCTTGTGTTGCCATGTTTGCTAACAAACTTTGAGCTTCGTTGTAGTTTTTGTTCAAAAGTTGGATCCACAGATTTCCAGTCATCTGATTCAGGGTCAGCCAGTGCGACGACCAGTCCACCGGGTTGTTGAGCATCCCAAAGTCGCTTGTTGAACCTAAAGGCTCGTCTGTCTTTTGGGTTGAATGATCCAATCTTTTTCTCCGTGTCATCAGACATTGTTTTGAGAAGTGCTTTTCGGAAGTAACTTACCTCGATGTCCAGGTAGTGCAGATAACTTTCCAGTGCATCTGTCCACAGAAAATCGTGAGCCGTTAAGCAGTCAAATGTCAGTTTGAAGTGTTTTTCTCCAAATGGTTTGAATGGTTTTATGCAAGCGTCTCGCATTGCAGTAACAACGACAGCTGCAACCAATCGCTGTTCTGGGATGCCTTTGTAGGTCTGTTCAATTTCTGCTTCCATGAAACAACTCCTTCTTGATTTGTTCTGGGATTTTTGGCAGAGGGAACCAACCGACAAACCATTGGTCTGTCCCGTTCCACCAATCGATTGTTGATATTCCAGCCCGATTCAGCAACTGCACCTTTTTGTTGATCGGACAGGTGTCCATTGTTCTGAAGAACAGTGTGGAATCAGTTTCTGGATTGTCCTGTTGCATCAGTCCCTCAACAATGCGCCGATCTCTGTTTTCTTTTGCGACTCTGCCTGTGCTATTGCAGCGCGTTCAGCAGCAACAACAAGGCTGGCAAACCTATCAAATACATTTACATACTCCAGCCAGTCCATGTTTTCAGAATCAAACCATTCGATTGCTTTTGACTCGTACATCATTTGTTTAATTTGTTGCTTAGTCATTCTGATACTCCCTAACGCGATCCATCTGAGCGTCGATGTTCATCCAGTCTTTGTCGGTAGCTTTACGCTCCAACCACGGTGCTGGCCTACCTCTGCGGTCACACACTTGATAAGTTGCATCGCTCCATCCGTAGTAGTCCAGATCAGATGCAGCGTTGCGAGAGAAAGATCCATTGACTCGCTCATAGCTGACCAGCTTGACGATGCAGGGGATGCCTTGAATCCTGGTTTCAATTTCCATTATCTTCGCTCCAGTTTTCCATCGGGGTTTGCCGTTTCTGCTGTCAGTGACTGCGCTGGAACCTCGTATGTGGCCCAGGTTGCTCCGCAGTCCTGACATTTCTTCCTTCTCCAGATCCACCAGTATCGAGTGTCTTTTCTTGTTTCTAATGTCTTGGATGACCAGGAACCACACTCAACGCAGGTACTCATCCTCGACCTCTACCTGCAAGGACTCCAGAACCACCTTGATGTTGATTTTGGCATCCAGGGTTGCCAAGAACGACAGAGTATCTGGCCGATCCTTGGTCATCTGGTTGTTTGCCCACTCGATTGCTTCCAGAGCTTTGGCTAGGGTTGATGCTTTGATCTTCATTTCTGCTCCTTGTTGGTCTCATCAGTGCCAGCTTGACTGGCAGACCCGCTTGCGCGGGTTTCGACCTGTTAGGCAACCTTCCTGGCGTCGAAAGCAACTTTGGCGTCAAGCACCGCGGTATCGACCCAGTCATTGATCTGGTGCGGCACCCAGCCGTTCTTCTGCTGCTTGCCGCGGCTTGTGTTTGCCAGATGGCAGAAGGTGTTGCCATCGCGCTGTGCGCCAACGCCGATTACGCGCCAGACTTCGCCCATGTAAACGATGATCAGGTCGGTGTACTTTTCACGAGGTGTCATGTCTGCTGCTCCTGTTGTGTGTGTCGATGGAGTGACTTTACATGAACCTTGCAGTCCTGTGTGAACTTTCTGCAAAATATTTTTTAATCGACAGCGACAGGTCTATAGATTTCCTTTATACCCAGCAGTTGACCCCTAGCTTCCGGGGTGCAGTCCCGTCCGTCTGTGGCGATATGGTGATCCCAGATGTCTCTGAGCCTAGTGTCTTGCTTGACACCTCTCCAGAGCAGCATGACAGCCTGTGCTGACTTTGGGTGCTTTGCCCAATGCAACGGATCGTATGCTGGTGTCCTGATCTGTGCTACAGCAGACTGGATGAGTTTTTGACCTTCTGGAGTGATCTCCTTGGACGGTGGTGGCAATGCGGTCTTATGCTCTGGTCGGTTGAACTGCTTGCACAGACGGATGAACTCTGCAAGCGCAGGTGGCCACTCAGGAGGGTTCTCAGCTAAAGACGCCAGCGCAGCACGAATGGCATCAGGGTTAGCTGATCGCAGGAACTGCTCCCAGGCTGCTGACAGATCAGACCATGATTGATCTGACACATTGAACACAGCTTTGGTCTTGTTGCTTCCAAACAGCGTCTCAAAACGGAACAGAATCCTCTGGAAGTACGGGAACTTGTCCATTGCTCGTCTCCATGTCGATGGTGTTGTCAAAACCTTGCATCCTGCGGCTCCAACCGTCCTTAGATCCTTTTGCTATCCAATCAGCAGAAAAGCCCTGCCAACCTCTTGCACAAGCCATCTCAAGCGCAGCATCCAGCGACATACCAGCCTTGCTAGCCTCGTTCCTTACCGTCCTTACAACACGGTCAGTCACAATCGCCTTCTTCTGCCTTCTCAATGCAATCCAATCATTCCAGACTTCTTCTCTAACATCACTTGGACACACAAGCGCACTTGTGCGCTCTCTTTCTTTTACATTGGTTAATGGTTCTTGGTTATTGGTTACTGGTTTATGGTTATTGGTTAGTTGAACATCTGTTGAGCCTGTGTCTAACACTTGTTGAACAGGTGTTGAACTAGTGTTCTTCTTGCGTTCAGCGGATGCCTTGCCAGCGTTGCTTCTCTTGTTGACAATAGCCTTGTACTCAGCGATTTCCTTGTCGCATCTTGTATGCTTCCAAGCACCGTCTTCTAGCCTGAAGTAAGACTCCAAAATAAGCCTGACCGTACCAGCGTCTATCCCGACCTGGAAGGCCAGAACATCAACTTTGTCTGGGAGTGGGCGCTCACTGTCGTAGTACATCCAAAGCAAACGCAGATAGGCCATTGACTGAGCATCTGTCAGCCTCGATGTGGCCTTTAGGAAGTCACCAATGTGGTGCTGGTAGTAATGCAAAACAGTCTCCTCTGGAGGACAACCTCAGGGTGAGAATTCCGAGGTGGGCCACCCAGTGCAGGGCAGATGTACGGGCCTGAAGCCGTCCGCTAGAGGAGACTGTTCCAAGCCCACCTTATGCGCTTCTCACGGCGCAGAACAATCTTACAATGCTCATCGACACATTGCAAAAAACGGGTCATACACACTCCGCGCTTTCTGCTTCTCCCTCCACCGACGCTTGACCAGCGTGTTTGGCTCTCGGGGTGGCCTGGGAAGGTCTTTACCCTGTCCAAACCGGTACATAGGCAGCTTTATCCTGCCGTTTAGGACAACTTCCCAATCAGCTATGTAGAGCATCTTTCTCTGGTGCATACGCCTGAGAATCGACCGACAGAACTCCACAGACAGACCTGTCTGCCTTGCAAGCTCCTTGGCTGTCATCGGCTCCCGCTGCACCAACACAATCAGGTCAAGCAATGAGTCTGGCAGACTCACTTTGTGCCTACCAAGTTTTGCTCGAACAACTCCCGAATCGTTTTTCTCCATGCTGCTTCCCACGCTTCCTTCCTTTCAATGTGATCCAGTTTTGATCCCTGATCAATTTCATAGTGACAAGACACACACAGAGCAGCGACATAGCAGTCGTGAGCCTTGATAGCCATGCCTTTGCCGTACTCTGACCAGTTAGCATGAGCAGCTTGAGTCTCGTTCTCCTTGCCGCACAACTGACAAGGCAGACTGGCGACTGCTCTAAGCAGTGGTTTGTTTCTGTACACGATGCCACCTCATGATTTCAGCTTGCAACACTTCTCGACCACCCATCCCGCGAGCCTTCTCCACTAGCTCCAGGTAGGCTCTCCTGCGCTCTTTTTTCATCCGCAACACAAACTGAGCCTCGCAAAACAACACATATGCCCTGGAGTGCAGACCGACTATCGTTCCGTCTGGTAAATGCTTGGCAACTGCATGATCGTGTCTCTCTCCACACGCATCGCAGACAAGGATTCCGTCCAGGTCAAGCCTCGTTCCGTCGCCCATGCAATCACCTGCTCCACATACTCCGAGAATGCCGCGGTCGTCATCCCTGTCGTTGTCGGCTCCAGTTCGACCATCTGCCCACCTGGAAGCTCTTTCATCCGTCCAGGAAGCAACAGAGTCTTGAAGTAGGTGTGCCATGTATCAGGATGATAAGTTTGACCACCCGGCATGACCTGCTCACTGATCGCTTGCAAGACTGCCCAATAGAGCGAGTTCTGAGCGGTTGAACGGTTAGGTTTGGAGATCGACACCACCCAACCCGGTTTCGCGGCTT